TTTTTGATTCAATGACCTCTTTAGGAATGTAGTCTAATATACGCTGTCCATCATTTGTGGAACTATCCCAAATGACTTTTTTTGCTTGGCTATATGTAGGAAGAATATGAAAAGCTGTCCATGCGGGATTTAGAAGAAGCTGAAGAATGCACCAATTAAATGCGGTGACGTCTTTGCCTCCGCGTCTATGGACTACCCAAACCGCTCTTTTCGTCCCCTGATTCAATGCTTTGATTATTGGGATTTGATAATTTCTCGGCTGGAATTCCAGCCGCAAGTCCGTTGGCATCTGTTATAATATTATAATTTGTTTTTGAAGCTTCCGCAGCAGCCAATTGCGACGCATCAATTTGTTTTAATCTAGTTTTACCTAACCATATTAAAAGAGTATTATCTCCCTTATCTGTTAAACCAAGTGCTTTTGCATATTGATGTGCTCTTAATATCTCATCACCTTTTTCTTTCTTTTCTTGTGAAAACTGGGAGAAAAGTTTACCTTTTTCAATTAAGCATCGATCATATAATGTTTCAGGACTAATTCCTAGATAAGCAGCGATTCCAGTTCCCATACAACCTGCTAGCAAAAGATCTTCAACTTTTTTCCAATCAATTTCAGCTTTCGGACGGCCACCTTTATCACTTGTCATTTAATTTCTTTTTCACGCATTTTGGCTGATTTTTTAAGAGATTGACTAATAGATTTATTTTCTTTTTTTTCTCTTAATTTTGATTCTTTTAAAAATTTTTTCCATTGAGTAGGCGATTGTTCTGCTCTTTCAAAAGTTGTAAGTTTTTTAACCATTTAAAATTTCTCCGTTTCATTTGATTCACTCATTATTTTTTCTTCGATAGAACTCTTTCATCTCTACGCATTTCTCTTTTTTCATCTTCATTAATTTTTTTGGAACCCATTTTTAATTTTCGTATGTCCTTGGGGCTATATTCATATTTGGATTTCATTAATTTTTCATTAGTGGTATCTAATTTTTCTCTTCTCACATCACTTTGTCTAGCTTTTTTAACCAATTTATTGGCTTCTTTATCCCCTTTTACATAGAAACCGCGTTTAATTGTTTTCATCTTGAATTTCCCCATTTTTGATAATTTTAAATAATCTTTTGTTTTTTTTCATATAATTCTTCCAGCGATTAATAATAATATCAACATAAGCCGGGCTTAGTTCTACACCATAACAAATTCTAGATAGTTGTTCAGCTGCGATTAAAGTAGTTCCAGAGCCAAGAAAAGGATCTAAAACAATTTCATTTTCCCGGCTGCTATTTTTCATTAAATAATTGAATAGCAGAACAGGCTTCATAGTCGGATGATCTTCCGATTTAGTAGGCCTATCAAATTCTAGCACGGTTGTTTGCTGTCGATCTGAAAACCATTTATGCTTCTGACCCTCTTTCCATCCGTATAAAATTGGCTCATGTTTCCAATGATAGTCGGATCTTCCCATTACTAGAGAATTCTTTGCCCAGACAAGGCATTGGCTCAATTTAAACCCAGCATTTTTAAAAGAGCTTCTGAAATTGATCCCTTCTATATCTGCATGAAATACATAGATTGAGCATCCTTCATTAAGGACAGCGAATGTATTTTTAAACATTTCTAAAAGGAAATCGTAAAACTTATCATTGCTCATAGAATCATTTTGAATTTTGAGCTTATCTTTAGTTTTACCTGTATAATCAACATTATATGGAGGATCGGTAATAATTAGGTCTACATTTTTGGAATTGACTAGTTTTTCAAATACACTAAATTCAGTGGCTGACCCACAAATTATTCTATGCTCATTGAGCTCGTACACATCACCTGGCTTAGTTTCCGCATCCTCATCCCGACCAGGCTCTAATACCTCCGTCTCATCTTCTGCATCACCCTCTATTAATGTCGCCCCATCTAGATGAAGCTCATGCTCTTTCATACCTAATTCTAATAATTCAATGGGATCATACAGGCTTGCTAGCAAATCAAAGTCATGCTCGCCATGTGTAATATTGTCCAGTACCACCCTGCGTTTTAGCAAGTTCTCTGGTACGTCATTAGTTACAATGCAGGGAACTTCTTTCATGCCTAATTTCTTAGCCGCTCTGAGCCTTTGATTTCCTGCGTAGACAATATTTCCTTGCTCTGTTTGATTTACTAAACACGGTCGCATGGCAAAATATTCGGGATCGGTTTCTATATTTCGGCAAAGCTTTTCAAATTGGTCTTTATCAATCTTTCGGGGATTTTTATCGTTTAATTTTAGCTTAGATATAGGAATATAGGTGACTTGCATTAATGTAAATTACTAATTTTAAGGAAAAAAAGGAAATAGAAAAAACCGACTCCGGAGAATCGGCCTTATTATTATTTAAGGAATAAGTTTAAGACACTCAATATTGATAGAAGCAATGGTGATAGGGAATACGCTTCCAGTGACGTTTGGATTCAACGACACAAGAGAAACAGAGGTATTTCTAAGTCTAATCATATCGCCTGCTTTAACTTCGATAATGACGTCTCCAGTGCTATGACAAGCATCATCTCCGGCCGCTTGTGTGAAACCCGAATAAATCGATCCTGGAACTAAATTCACTTGATTCATCCAAAATCCGAAAGACCATGAAGGAGTCGGAGCAGGAACTGGAGGTGTAATTCTTGCCTGTAATTGCCATGCAATATGGTAAATACCATGCTTCATGAATTTGATATCGCCAGATACATTCGCTTGAGATATATCGAAATCTAATGCTCCAGAATTGGCATTTTGCTGATCGAACAAAACTTGATCGGCAACAGCTGGGACATTGAAGGGTTGAATTGTTTGAGCTATAGAAGCATATACGTTTAAGTAAGGCAATTCGGCATGATCTCCGCCTTGGCATTGGTCAGGTGTGCAAATTCCTGGGGGACCTTGTAGACCTTGAACGCCTTGCGCACCTGCTGGCCCCATGATGCCTTGAGGGCCCGGAACACCTTGAATACCCTGTTCCCCTTGTAAGCCTGCGGGGCCTTGAGGGCCTTGGATACAGCAACAGCAATTTTTATTATACATATCATCTTTACACATAGAAAAACTCCACTATAAAATTACGGACACAACCCTATGATTACTATTAACTTAATTAAATGTATATATAGATTTTTTTAGAAAAAAAAGCCGCCAACCCTCAAGGAAAAACGGCTAAAAACATGCGTTTTTAATATTTATATAAGATATTTTAGAAAAAGGCAATGTTTCCATATTGACTTAAAATAAAGCCAAAGGGGAAGTTGTCTTAAATCCTTGGATTTGGACTGCCTCGGACTCTGGCATGAACTTAATTTTTGAAGACAGTTTATCTTTTGGATTATTAGTCTCTATAGGGGCTCCGTGACGATCCACATGATAAGTATTACCGCTGCCTCTTGTAACGCTTGCATAGCAATTAAATGATAATAGGACTAGGGCGCAAAGTAAAATCGTTTTCATAATGACCTGCTTATAAAACTTTTTCTTGTGATAAATTTAAATATTTCATAGTTTGAAATTGCCCCTCTTAAGGTGGTGTTTTAATGAATACTCAGCGGCTCGCAATGGGTCGCTGTTTTAAAGCTCTTCTTTAATCGGTACAGTTTCTATCATGTTTCATCTTTACCTAAATTTCTTTAATTTTTTTATTAGAAATAGAGTTCCCAATACAGTTAAGCTTCCAATTATGCCACCTAATATTCCCGAACCAACACAGCATAAAAAAGATATTAGAGTTTGTTCAATCATCTTTCGTAAATCTCAACCCTGAGCGCCTTTTCTTTTGGCATGCCTTTTTCCTGTCCATAGTCCCATTTAATCAATTTGCTGCCGTCTGCCATTCCTGCTTTTAATCCTGGCACTAGAAGGTCTGCAATCGAATCCTTGGCCCACTTGAAACTATAAGGGAGGTTGTCTTCATGATCGAGCATCCTTGGCGAAATTCTGATTAATTTTATAGTAATGGCTTGATTTGCATAAATAGAAATATCTTTTAAAAGAAGTTGTATTAGTTTTTGCTGCTTTTTATGTCTAGCACTCTTTATTCTCCAGTGCTGATTAGCGTATTTTCCAGCGGCTTCATTCACAATCTCTATGGGCAGGTTATAGTTTTTTAAAGGCTTAAGTTCTATTTCCTCATGATCGCAAATAGTAAGCGTATCTAAACGATTAAGCCCATTTTCAAATTGTTTATCAAAATTTCTGCAACCTTCACAGAGTTGATCTGGGTTTTGTTTAGTCATCTATTATTCCCTTTTACAATCGCTTGGGTTCTCAGGTCTTCTTCTGCAATAAAAGCATTTCTCTTCATCGCAAGTCTTGTTTTGCCATATATCGCATACGTCGCAATAGTAAGAATCATAAAGCACGTCATATGATAATTTTGTTTTTTTGCAGGTTGGGCAAAAGTCAATCATCCATTTCCTTTCGTTTTAAGCCTTCTTCATACACTTTCCAATTGTCCATTTTGATGACGGATTTTTCGAGCAATATAATAACAGCTTGAGCAAATTCATCGGGCGGAGATTCTGGCCAATTTTCCCGATTAAAAAGTATTTTACCGTTTTCTAGACGCATTATCCAGTCTCCGAACTCATCTTTAAATTCAATCATTTCTTCATTTCCCCCACATGCTAATTTTTAATCAATTGCTTAAGTATCCAATTCCTTTCGTTTTAAGCCCTTATTTTGCTTTAGCCTATCTTTGCATCGGCAATCTGGGTTTTTGCATTCTAGCGTTGAATCTGTAAGTTTTATAGCCATTTTCTCTCCTCTTGCAATCTTCTCAAAAGTATCCCGTCCGATATTTCCATATACTTCCGATCGGTTCATGTAAAGCGGCTTTACTTCCTGAACAAGTTCATCATCGTTTTCCTTCTTGCCACCTTCAGGCGGCAATAGAACATAAAATTTTTTAAAGCACTCTTCACACATTCCCCAACTATAACCCTTTTCTTTTGCAGCCATATCCCATGCTTTACATTTTACACATTCTGTTTGCATATCTTGCCTTTTTCACTGCATCGCATCTTAAATTAAAGCCCCGCATCTCATACAAATAGTTTGATTTTTCGGCATCCATGTATTCACATGCCCCATTTCTTTACATTTATTAAGTGCGTCTTCTCGCTTACTTTGCAGATCTTTATCAAAGAATTCGTTAATCCAAGTTTCTATTTTTCCGATGGGAAAATCATCCGAATAGCATTTATTAGCTCTTTCCATCACATATTTGATCAACTGATCTTTCATCATTTCTCCTTCAGTATTTCTTTGAGCTGAGCGAGTTTATCCTTTCCCTTCTCAAATTTCTCAAGTTCTTCTTCAAGTATATCTTCGTTAAGTTCTTCAATAACTTCTTTTTTTAGACCGGCATGTAATTCATAAGTAATAGCAGCTCTCATTATGGCCATAATATTTAAAGTTATATCCTGTGTTAGAACTGGAAGGATGGCAAATTTTATTTTAGCAGTTAGCTCATAGACTTTTAGCTCTTTTTCACGATCATTATCGTTATCTTGATCTTCTTTCTCTCTCTCTTCCTCGATTTTGTCCAGCAAGCTATCAACATTTGAAAGCAATTTTTTAAACATTTCGTTTAAGTTTTCTTCTTTTTTAGTCATTCTGTGTCCTGTTTTTTATAACCTAAAAATTCTAAATTATATTCTAATTCATTCTTTGCGCATTCAATTTTTTGTCGATAATCCTCATATGCTGCATAAAAAAAAGACCGTGTATTTTCTGGATCGATTTCTTTAAGCTCTTGAATATGTTTTTTTTCAAAAGATTTCAATTTATCTCTACAATCCTGTAAATAATTTAATTTTACATTAGCTTCTTCGCACAAAATCTGCGTTTCTTCAAAAATTTTTTCATTCATTTCAGGTCCATCGTTTATAATTGTTAGAGTTTTCATAGTGTTTCCTTGCTTTGTTCGTGCTTTTCAATAAGTCTTGAGATGAAATCCATAGGACTCATATTTAAATCTATTTCTCCGCGATCTTTTCCGATGGGGTATTTCATATAGCGCTTAAATATCTTAACCCCATACCAAGGATTTGACACAAGATATTCATATAAAAACTGTCGGTTAGCTTCTGCATTGGCATTTGGGACTTTGCTTTTCTTGTCTAGAAGCGAAGACATGTAAGACTTCATGCAATCTGGCTTATAAGCCTTCGATTCGTTGTAGACGTCTAAAATCCTGTCTAATGTGAAGTTTTTAGCCCAGAAGGCAATCTTTCCCTCTTTAATAGGCTCTCCTTTCTTATCAGTGATTCTCAAAGCCTGAACTGAAAGGAATGTCTCAACTTCTTGGTCTGTAAGCTTCCATCTTCGCTTTGCGTCCAAGTTCCCTTTTTTAAAGTTATGAACAATCTCGGTCTCATCACCTAGGTCTCTTATATCTTTATCTAAAGACTTTGGTATAGACTTTGGTATTGCTTTGGCAAATTCGCCATCTCGATTGGCAAATTCGCCAGTCGATTTGGCAGAATTGCCAATCGTAAACATTTCTTCATTTACAAATGCGTACCATGTCGTTTTGTCAATAGCCAATTTGTTGTAATTCCCTTTCTTTAAAATATTCATCTTTACAAGCTTGTCTGTATATCGTCTGATCTGTTCAGAAGTGAAATAAGGAAAATTTGCGGCTATTTGATCCCGCGTTTGATAAGTCCAAGTGCAACCACCTATGAAATTAACGCCTAGGTTTTGATTGTGGTTTATCCAATATTGGAAGTGATGCACAACAATTGCAAGCTCGATGCTTTTAAGCTGCATGGCTAGTTTAATGTCGAAGGAATGGTGAGAAGATGCTTGATAGCCTGAAGTCATGATATTTACCTCAAATAATTTTTGGTTATTGAGGAAAATTCAGAGTTGAATGATAATCTTATGCACTTTACAATAAGATTAAGTTCTGTCCGAACTTTCCTCTCGACCTGTGTAAGCTAGATACTTATGCAGGTCATTTTTTTTATCTACTATATATTTTTTTACTCTTAGTTGATAGAACATTCTAATCGATTTTGAGAGTGATTTCATAAAATTTTCCTATCAACTTTTTCTTTGTGTTTGCAGAAATTGACGGAAAAACTTAAGATTAGATCATAACCTTGTGAAGTTAGATCTTTTTTAGTTTAAATTAGCGTTCAACTGATTTAAACAATCCTAAATGACAATTTCTGACCGCTGGGAGCATAAAAGCTCCTGGCGGATAGTAGTCAAAACAATCTCTTTGATCTTTGATACACAACTCCATTCCACCCAAAATATTCAATTTTGCTAGTCAAAAGTAGTTGCATTAATTCATCAAAGCTAAGTATCATTTGACTTTTTCGTCCTTTAATTTTGTATAGAACTGTTCTAACACGTCTTATAAATTCCAGTAAATTACAATATTTATTTGAATAAATATTCCGTAGAGCTATAAGAAAACTATGCGAGAAGTTTTCAAAGAGATCTACGGACGCCTTAAGTCAATCGGTGTTGACTGGGCCTATGTTATTATGGTTGTCTGCCTTTTTTTTATTTCTCTTGCGCTTCTTATTCAAATCTTGCCATCCCGTTGTCTTAATCGCGTCAGCATGGGGACAAAGATCCCACGGTGTGACCGCCCCTTGAGTAACCCGATTGAGATACAAAGCTAAGTCAAGACTTACCCCCCAGTTACCCTTTTCATTGATAATCTTACGTAAAAGAGAAACCGATATTCCATATTCTCTTCCGAATATAGCTGAGTTCCAACGCTTCATTAGTAGAAATTGTGCAAGTTTCATAGTTTCCTTTCTTTTTTGTTGCTTTAAATTTCACGATTATGTATATTTATGGACATAACGATAACAAGATACCGACTTAAACGTCAAGGAGGATTAAATGATTGAGCAAAAATGGTATGAAAGAATGACACCGCAGGAGTTTGATGATTATGAAGAAGATATGTCAAGACTAGATCTTGAAGATCAATTTGAGCTGTTAATGCAAGAGCAAGATGAAAGATTAAATAGAAATAATAATTGGGATGTAGTCGATTTTATCGACAGCTTCTTCACTTATGCTCATAGGAGGATTTTATGACTAGCGATCAGATTGCCTACGCTGAAAGTGTGGCTATATTTTGCTTATTAGGATCAATGACTTTTTTACTTTTAATTATTGGAGGCTGACATGTTCCCAGATGCTAAAGACTTAGCGTGTGCATATTTTGAGAAATTGCAAAAAACACAAGAGCGAGATGAATATATTGAGGCTCAAATAGAGGAATATAAGGCTGTAGCTGTAAAGCGGCTTTACAAGTTTGTCGATCCGAGCGTAGCGGAAGCAATTGCAGGAACAATCGCCTTCGCTTACGACAACGGTTTAGAACAAGCTTCAGAAATAGTAAAAAAACTTGCACTTAATGACAAGCATATAGCTGCTTTGAATAACGACTCCGAAACTATGTGTAAATTGATTTTAGAAGACTTAGAAGACCTGGATTATTACGAAAATTATGGAGAATAAAATGACTGTAGCTATGCAAAACAAAAACGAAATCACACAATTTAACCCTGAGCAAGTAGCTTTAATTAAGAACTATCTTTGCAAAGGCATAAACGATGATGAGCTAAAACTTTTTCAAGCCGTCTGTAAAAAGACGGGTCTTGATCCTTTCATGAAACAGATTTATGCAGTCAAAAGAAAAGATCAAATGACCATCCAGACTTCTATTGATGGATATCGGCTCATTGCAGAGCGTACAGGCCGTTATTGTCCTGGTCGTGAATCAACCTATCAATATGAGGACGGAAAAGTCGTATGCGCCACTTCTTACGTTAAGAAACAGACAATTGACGGCACTTGGCATGAAGTTGCTGCTTCTGCTTACTATTCTGAGTATGCACCCGAACCTTACTCAAATGGAAAGATGAACCCTTTCTGGGAATCTAAACCCCATGTCATGTTAGCTAAATGCGCTGAATCATTAGCCCTAAGGAAGGCATTTCCTAATGAGCTATCAGGGCTTTATTCAGATGAGGAGATGCATCAAGCCTCGAATAACTTAGCTGAGCAAAATATTTCTCAAGATCAAACAGATGAGCTTCAAGATTTACTAGATAAATGTTCTCCTGATTACCAAGCTAAGTTTAATTCATGGCTTGCAGAGCGTAAGAAGATTAATTCGCTAAGCTTACTTCCATTGGCTTGTTATGAGAATACCAAAGAACGGCTAATGGCCAAGGCTCAGGAAAACACGGTTAAATACGGAGAGGATGCGATTAATGGGTAGAATTTCTGATAGAAAAGGTCAAAAATTCCCCACAGATTTAACTAATTCAAGGTTTGGAAAACTTACGGTTTTATATAGGGAATCTGAAAAAAGAAATAGAATTTATGTGTGGAGATGTAAATGCGATTGCGGAAATGAAAGGTCAATTGTTAGATGCTCTTTAACTTCAGGATGTTCAACTTCTTGTGGCTGTCTTAAACAGCCACCTTTTAAGCAAAGAATTATAAATAATACTGTAGTCGATACGAATGGATGCTGGAATTGGATAGGTAAATTAGATAAAGGTGGATATGCAATTTGCACTTTTAAAAATAAAAGAACCAGAATGCATAGAGCGACTTATGAATTTTATAAGGGAAGTTTTGAAAAAACTAAATTAATTTGTCATAAATGCGATAACAGAAAATGTATAAATCCCGATCATCTTTACGTTGGAACTCATAAAGATAATGCTATTGATATGGTCGTTAGAAAAAGACAAAACCTTACATTGGGCAGTGCTCACCAAAATAGTATTTTTGATGAAAAAACGATCCTTTTAATGAGAAAAGAATACTCCGAAGGAATTTTAATTTCTGAATTATCTAGAAAATATAAATCTGCATATAGAAATGTATGGAAAATTATAAGAAGGCAAACATGGAAGCACATTTAATTCAGAGATCTCCTGAATGGAAAGCTTGGAGACGCACCAAATTGACAGCAACGGACGCTTGCGTTTTAATGAATGGCATCCATTTTGGAAAGACTGTCCTCGATCTGTACCACGAGAAAACCAGTGATCCGGAAATTCCGGACAACTCAAACTTTGCAATGCAAAGAGGGGTAGAATTAGAACCCCTCGCATTGGCCTTATTTGAGGCTGAGACGGGCTATTTGATGACTCCTAGTGTCAAAGTACACCCAACACACAAAATGCTTTCTGCGAGCCTGGATGGGCTAGAATTGGATGGGGCTTGTGCGGTAGAGATAAAATGCCCCGGCAAAGCAGACCACGAGTTAGCTTTAAAAGGCATTGTTCCAGAAAAATACATCCCTCAACTTCAGCATATCATGGAAGTTTGTCAATTGCCTGAAATGTATTACATGAGTTATGTTTCTGACTCCGATTTCATAATTTTTAAGGTTAAAAAGGACAATGAGTATACCGAACGACTATTACAAGCAGAACTTGAATTCTGGCAACGAATACAAGACAGAAATCCCCCGCAGCCAACCGATAGAGATACTGAGGAAATCAAAAGTGAAGATTGGATACACTATTCTGACCAATACGCAGCATTGCACGCCGAAGAAAAAGAACTTCTCGATAAGCTCAAAGAACTTGAATCAAGAAAAGAAGATATCAAAAACGAACTCATACGTTTGGCAGATTTCAAGTCAGGATATGGAGCAGGAATTAAACTCACTAAATCCATTAGACGAGGACATATCGATTATGCACGAGTTCCCTGGCCTGAAGGTTTAGACTTAGAATCTTTTAGAAAAGAATCCAAAGAAGTATGGAGAGTTACTTTTCAGAAGGAGGATGAATCTTAAACCTTCTCATGCACACGAAATCGGCTTTTCTTGTGCATGAGCTAAAGCTTAATCAATACTCGCCAAGAGTTTCCAATATTCCATGGGCTAAATCTATGGCTATTTTACGATCCATTTTAAATGTGTTGATGACATTTTCTTTCATCACAAATTCGATTACTAATTCGTCGCCGTCTTTTACTTCGTAGTAGTTAATAATCGTCTTTTGGGCCATCATTTCTTTTTATGAGCAGCAGTCGGCTTCTTTTTATTTTTTGACTTGCCGGCTTCTGACATAGCTATTGCAACTGCTTGTTTAGGATTTTTTACAAGAGGGCCTTTCTTAGATCCGCTATGAAGTTCATCTTCTTTAAACTCATGCATGACTTTTTTAACCTTTCTATTTTCTTTTGATCCTTTCATAAAACCTCATTGTTAATGCTGAAATGTAGCTAAAAATTATTTGTAGTTCAAACAAATTTACTTTGGTGTTAAAATTTCGTACCACGAAACGAAATTTTGAGAAAAACATCATATGTCTACCTGCTACCAACTAGATTTATTCGATACAAATGATCCCGTTACTTTACTGCAAAAAGATTTCCGGATCTTAGATAAGAAATGTCAAAACGTACAAAGAGGGCTTTTT